GGTGTTGAAGATGAATCAGTAGGTCAACAATATTTAGAAACACACAATAACTGGCCTGCACAAATGTGGATTCAAACTTCATATAATACACAAGGCGGACAACATAAAAATGGCGGAACACCTTTAAGAGGTAATTACGCAGGTATAGGTTATACTTGGGACGAAGATGATCAAATCTTTTGGCCTAAATCACCTTATCCATCTTGGGTAAAACACATTGAATCAGCTTCTTGGAAATCACCAATCGGTGATGCTCCTGCATTAACTGCTGAACAAGAAGCTCAAAATACACCTACAACCGATGCTGAAGGAAATATTACAACACCAGCTACACACGCTTGGATGTATGTTTGGAACGAATCTAATACAACTTGGGACTTGACAGACAGCAACGCATAAATTAAAAATGGTGGTGGTATGCAGAAGAAAGTATTAACAGAGCAAGCTCTATATTTTGGTGATGTAGCAATGCCTAAAGATTGGGACATTGACCGAGATAAATTATCAGGCGACATTTTACAATCAGTAATTCAAAACAAAGATTTTCCATTTTCAAAAACTTGGGATATGTTGAATACATTTATAAGAGATCATATAAATGTAGAATATAATATTAATTTGGTTAACAAAGAAACGTGGGGAAATATATATAAACCCGGCGAAACTACAATTCCATTACTTAACATTGATCCAGTAGATTTACGTAACTCTCCAGACTTTACATTATTATATGGTGTAAAAGTAAAGGATTGTAATGTTCGAATATATTACGAAGACAATAGACGTAAAGGTAGAAGCTGGGATATACCACTTACAAACAATCAATTTATTATGTTTCCATCTACTAATATGTATTACTTAACTAACAATCAAAAAGATTCATTAAACTTTGTACAAACAATAACCTATGATTACATCTAGTTTTATTGAAAAATATAAAGTACCATCTAGTGTGTGTGATGGTTTAATTAGTTATTTTAAAAAGAATAAAGAGTATAAACTTTTTGGTTATACTTTAGATAAAACAAATAAAAATTCTAAAAAATCTACAGACGTAGCTTTTATAAATAGTTCTAAAGATAAAAAAATTGTAAGTTTTTTTAAACACCTAAACAAATTTATACAAGAATATTCAGACAAATATTATTTACACGAAAGTGTAAGAACTGCGGAACTTAACAATATCCAATACTATAAACCAAATGAAGGATACCCAGCTTTGCATTATGAAAGATCCTACACTAAACCACATAGACAATTAGTTTATATGTTGTATTTAAATACAGTTACAGATGAAGGGGGTACAAGATTTGTTTTTCAAAACATAACTCTCTCCGCTATAAAAGGAGATCTTTATATTTGGCCCGCTGATTTTACACATCCACATCAAGGTATAGTATCACCTACCCAAGAAAAATATATTGCAACAGGATGGTTTGAAATAGTTATATGAATATATCTAATTACTATTGGCATTTTCCCGCAGCTTTAACACCAAAGTTTTGTGATGATGTAATAGCTTATGCAAATTCACAAAAAGAAGTTATGGCTAGAACGGGTGGTTATGGTGATAGAAAATTAAACAAACAAGAAGTATTAGATTTAAAAAGAAAAAGAAACTCTGATTTAGTATGGTTAAATGATACTTGGATATATAAAGAATTACACCCATATGTTCACGAAGCTAATAAAAATGCTGGTTGGAATTTTGATTGGGAAAGATCCGAGTCTTGTCAATTTACAAAATATAAACACAATCAATATTATGACTGGCATTGTGATGGTTGGGATAAACCTTATCAAAGAGAAGAAGGAGATCCTAGTAATGGTAAGATTCGAAAACTATCTATGACTTGTCAATTAACAGATGGTTCAGAATACACAGGTGGTGAACTAGAATTTGATTTTAGAA